TCAACGCTCACTACGATGTCTTCTTGGGTAACAGTCTGGTTTAACGTAAAGACCGTTGTAGAGTTATCTCCGTTGAACTCCTGGGTTGCAGGTCTTGATGAAAAACTAGAACCAACTTGGCTTCCTATGTATGGCATTATGTGATCTCCATTATACTCGCTACAGTGTCTAGGCTATTCGCTGTGTTTGAAGATACTTGTAAGGTATGCCCTGCCTGCATAATAATTTTGTTGCCCCCCATGTATTCAAAGGAAGAACCAGAAGGTATTGGTATATTTTTAGCTAAAAACACAGTTTGTCCTGCGTTTAACTTTATATCCGCAGTTATTTGACTTGTGGTAGTGTTGGCTAATGTCAATCCTATAACAACTGTAGTCGTGCTTGTAGGTGTGGTGTATACGTTTACCAAAGCATTAGCAGATGTGTTTGCTCCGCTATTTACTTTGTTTTTAAAGGTATTAGCCATTATCTACTCCTATGCTACATCATCTAAAAGAGCCGCTACTATGCAATCTACTGTTCCAGATGACGATACTGCATGAATATTACCCACTATAGTTTTAGGCAACCTAGCACAGAAAAACTCATTTTGCCCAATATGTATACTAGCTGTGTCTGTGGAAGAAGGTGTGCTACCATCTATTGTAACGTATATGCTACCCGCAGAACTATTAACATTTTTTATAAATAAAAACATTACCAAGTCGTTAGTGTGTATTGCTGTTAATCCAGTTTCTGCATTGAGAGAGTTTCTTGTTAGGAACGAACCCGCCATTAAATCATCATCGCCAGTGTCTACACTAGACAATTTATAATACCACTTTTGGCTAGTATCATCTGAACCCCCTTCAGGAAAAGGACTTACTGTCATTGTCGATGTAAATACTCTTTGTATTTCATCGGGTAGACCTTGTACCTGTATTGTTGCTATCGCGTCATCTGCCATGTTTTCTCTCCTTTATCCTAACGCTATTGCCAAAGCTGTTGCATCGTCTGTTGTAGCTGCCCCTATGTCTGTTGCAAGC